GGACGGCCTTGGTCTTGCCGTCCATGTAGGCGTAGACGCGGTCGATGGTGGTTATTCTCGGGATCTTGCCCTCCTCTACACGGGAAATGAAATGGCCGTCGCCCGCGGCCTTGACGCCGAAGGCGGTACGATCGATGCCGACCCGCGCGCGATACGCCTCGATGTCAGCGAGCAACTTCGTTGCAATGGGATGTAATTTTGCCATCCGGCGGGGTATAATGGGTTTTGCTCAATAAGTCAATGTGAAAATAGCAATTGACAAAGACCCATTGATGTGCTAGGTCATGTTCATCACAACAGGAGTACCCGATGAGCATTATCCACTTCCCCGACAGCGGCGACACGGTCCAGATGGACCGCACCGCGGCGGGCGTCTATGTCGCGCGTCTCATTCTTGAGGACGGCGAGACCTCGCCGGAGTATGGAACCGGCGACACCGAGATGTCGGCGATCGCCGACCTCGTCGAAGCACTGGCAGGAGAGTAACTGTGCAAATCCCCACCACCTATTTTTCGCTGCACGACGTCACCGCGCTCAAGGCCGCGGCGCTGACTACGCTCGACACGCCGCTTGTCCTGAGCATCGAGACGCCGCACGGCGGCATGCAGATCAGCCTCTACATGAACGATGTCGAAGCCAGCAGGATCGAGCGCATCGCGGCCGCCATCAACGCGATCCTGAAGGAACCGGAGGCGCCGAAGATCCCATGCCCGGTCGAGACCGCCGCCTATGCCTCCGCCGACGAGTATTGGGCTTCTCTGAAGCGCGACCTCGACGCGCGTCCGATCGGGAAGGCCGCCGAATGAACTACGATCTCACCTACATCGTCGCCGTCACGCTGACGGTGGCCTGCCTGATCGCGATCTGGGCCTGCGTCGTCGCTGAATTGAGGGCGCCATGAGAACCCGGATGCTGGAGGACATCGGCAACCACTTCTCCGATCGCGTCGTCGACCTGATCGTCGACACGCTCGACACCTGCCGCCTCATGGACGTGCCCTACAAGGATGCCAAGTCGATGGTCGCCGCCGTCGTGGCGGCGCATCTCGCGGAAACCTGTCTGGTGTTCCGGATGTCACAGGAAGATTTCCTGAAGCTGGCCGCAATGGCCTACCAGCGCCACGCAGGCGCGCGGCGCAAGGCGCCACGTCGCACCAAATAGAAAAGCGCCCGGCGGGGGCAGGGGGTGCTGGTCGCCGGGCGCTTGGGTTTGCTCGTCCATCACAACAAGCGGGAGCACTGTACCCCAAATCTATCGGATGGACTAGGGGAACCCGGAGGCGTAGGCTGGCGTCATTGGTTCATCACAATTGCCCCGGAGCCTCCCATGAAAAAACTGCTGATTGCCGCCGCGGCGCTGGCACTTATGGCTGGCGTGGCGCGCGCCGACACCTTCGTCACCCTCGGCGGCGTCGACTGGAACACCACCAATTCCGGCAACGCCACGCTGGCCGCCACGGTGCCGGGCGGCAATCAGCCGCAGAACGCGCCGTGTCTGGTCTGCGGCGCGACCCAGCCGCAGCAGCCTGCGGGCTTCGGCTACAACGACTACTCCAACGGTGGCAACACCAGCGCGATCACAGCATTCTCCGATCAGGGCAATGGTGGCCGGAATACGTTGCTCGACAACACGATCAGCGTGACAAATCCCGGCTACAACATCGGCGACGGCTCGCTGTTCAAGGCGTTCCTGCTGGCGAACGGCGACACCGCTGGCAATCTCGGCTTCTCGATTGGCGTCGACATCAACTCCACAAACCAAGCGCAGACGCTGAACTCATTTTACTTCCTCGACCTGACCACGCACACGGTGATCGCGTCGTACACGGGCGGCACGGCTGGCAACGTGCCGGACATCAACAACGGCACCGGGTTTCCCGACTACACGCTGTCGGGCTTCACGCTCAACGGTGTCAACCCCGGCGATCAGGTCATGTTCGTCGCGCGGATGTCCGGCTTGAATGATGGCCCCGACAGCTTCTTCCTTGAACCGGGTCCGGCGGCTGTTCCCGGTCCGATCGTGGGCGCGGGCCTGCCGGGCCTGCTCGTCGCCGCCTTTGGCCTGTTCATGCTGAACCGCTACCGCCGCAACAAGCGCGACGGCGGCTTCCATGCTGCGATGGCTTAAGCGAAAACTTCGCCCGCCTCTCCCGGCGGGCGAACCCTATCTGAGCGACCCGACACCGGAAAACCTCTACGCTTTGCTCAAGAGGCGCTGCCCGGTATGCGGACTTGCGCCGCCGGAGTGGCTGGAGGGGCTGGCGGCGCGAGATGCGGTATGCGCCCGCTGTACCGCGCATTATCACGCCGACGAGAAGGACAGGACCGCCTTCCGGGTCAATCGGATGCGCTAGGGTGCGGGAAGATCACTTCAACTTCATCATCGGTCTCCAGCCCGAGATCGGCCAGCAGGCCGGGTGACAGGTCAGCGATCCGGCCTGTATCCTCATGCGGCCCCCAGTCCGCCGGGAAGGCTGCCAGCTCCTGCCCGGTCGAGGGCACCCGCACCAGTGCGACGCCGTCCGCCAGCATCTCCTTGGACGTGACGTCGTAGTTCCACCTGCAGGCGATGTAGTGGACATAAGGATTGAGGCGCCGCGCCAGACCTGAGCTGCCGGACGGCTGGTAGGGCAGGAACAGATGCTGGTTGTCGGCGGTGACGTCGAAGTGCAGCGCCAGTCCCTCGTCGGAACTGACGCCGATGTCCTCCGGCCCACCGAACTCCGAGCAGGCGCCGATCGCGCGGAACAGCGCCTCGCCGCCCGGCGGCGCGAAGATGTCCTCGTCCTCGTCGTCGCCGCCTGCCACGTCGGCGAGGCTGTCACAGATGTCCTCGAAATTTTCGCGGTAGATCCCGGCGTCAGCTTCACTGTCAACGAAGCATATCTCCAGCAATGCTGCTGGCATTGCCGTGCTGTTCAGGAAAAACAGATCCTTGCGCTTCTTTGCGCCGCGGTCGACGAAGCCACAAACAGCGATCGCCGCGGACAATTTGGCCGCCAAGGCCTGCTGGCTGTAGTAGAGCACCTCACAGCCAACCGGTTCAGAAGTTTCAACATGGGCGTTGAAGTGGATGCTAAGGTCCAGATCCCGCGTCTGACTGTTGTGCCAGTCGACGATACGGTTGAGGTTCTCGTTCTGGCTGGTGCTCACCGTGTCGTGGTAGGTCATCACCTCATGGCCACGATCGCGCAGGTCAATCGCGAGCTGGTTGGTGACGCGGGTGGCCTCGGTGACTTCGTTGAGGATGCCGGAGGCGCCTTGGCACTCGGTGGAGTGGCCCGACGAGATACAGATGCGCATGGCGTTACCCCCGTATAAGCATGAAGATTACGCCCATCGTTCCAATTCCAGCCGAGAACCCGGCCATGAAGATCATGGCCCTTTCCCATGTTTTGGTCTCAGTGATGTCAATCATGTCAACCCCACAATATCTGCACCAGCAGCGCCAGCAGGGCGATGGTTGTAACAGCCATCAGCACCAGCCACCAGTCGCTGCGGTGTATCACGTCAGCAGCCGCGACATATCTTGGGCTGGCCGGTGTCCAGCGGAGGCATCGGGTCTATCTGCTCAGCGAAAGGGGTGCGGCACGCCGCCCGTGGTGAAGGCGGTGATGGCGTAGATGATGATCAGCAGCAGGAAAATGAACCATATCCCCTGCTCCAGCTTTGGCGGGATCGGTGTGACGAAGTTGTTTATGCCGTACAGCACCAGATAGATCACGCCCGCAAGAATGATCGCTCCGATCAACAGCCATAGCAGTGAAATCGCAATGCCAGCCATCACAGCCTCCTATCGGTCGTAAGACCTTTCGATCGCGCGCAATATCGCATGCCGCATTCGGCGGTGGCAGTGGTCCTCGCGCATCACCTCGACCAGCATCCGCAACAGCGCCCTGACTTCGTGTCTGCTCATTGGCCACCTCCATGTTGTTTCATCTTGTTCCGCACCTCGTTGCACGTCTCGGTGACGGTGACGAACTTGCCGTCGACCATGTTGACCTGACAGCGCACGTTCGGCGTGAAGGCCGGATTGCTTGGCTCCGGGTTGCGCAAATTGGTGATGGTCGCCGTGTTCAGGTCGATGGCGGTGCCTGAGCCTGAGTGCAGGATGATCATCACAAGCCAGATCACGCTGGCTTGGCGTCAAGCCGCCCCTCAAGCTGCGCCACCCGCGTCCGCAGCGCCTTCAATTCCTGCAACAGCACCGGGACGTACTTGGAATAGTCCACGCCCCAGAAATCATCCTCCTGCCCGTCCTGCTGGCTGTGCGTCACCGCCATCGGGTAGACCTCGACCGCCTGCTGCGCGATCACGCCGTAGGAACGCTCGCCGGTTTTCTTCCACGCGAAGTCATAGACGTTGGTCTGGTCGATGATGTTGCCCGCATCGAAGGACTTGAGGTCTTCCTTCAGTTCACCGCTGGATGAGGTATTGAAGGTGACGGCTCCAGAAGTTTCGCCAATGCTTCCTACCGTAGTACCAACTGAATTGTTAAACACCATCATGTTTGTGCCGTCAGTAATGGCCTGCAAACCAATGCCATACTGCGTACCGCCGCCTGCGCAGGTAAGTTTCAGGGCACAGGCGTTGGCAGCCAGATTTCCTCCGAATGGATTGATAACGACCCATCCCGAAGCATCCAGTTCCAGCACCGCCTTGTTAGCTGCAACGCTTGTCCAGATCAGATTGTCCGACGTGCTGCCGCCGCCGAGAACGGCGGATCGGTGCCCCTCGAACCATTTGGTGACCGAGTTCTTCTGCCAAGAAATGAATGCACCGCCATTGGTCGCGCCACCGCCGTTCATGACCAGATTGGAGCCTGCCGCCGTTGCCCCTCCCGGCCCGCAGACGATGTTTCCGGGCGCGACAAGTGAGCCACCCAACAGATTGAAATTGGTGCCGTCGTAACTCAGCGACTTGGTGCCGCTGTTGCCGAAGTAGTAGCCGCCGGTGGTCGCTGTTTTTGCGGCGTAGAAATCGGCCCCGTTGACGAACAGATTGCCGCCATTGAAGTTGAAGTTGGCGCTGTCGAAGGTCAGCGACTTGGTGCCGCTGTTGCCGAAGTAGTAGGTGCCGGTGGTACCCGCGTTGCCTGCTGTGATGCCCTGTGCAAACGACGCCAGCCCGCTCGAACGACTGATACTAAGCGGCGCATCAATCTGAGTTCCGGCATCGGCATATCGAATGAGCGCAAAATCGGAGCCTGCGTTGCTGCCGCTCTCCGCAGCCGCGTTACCAAACCTCATCTGCCAGCGAGATAGCCCGGCTGTTGCCCCCGTGATGATGTTGTTTTGTCCCGCAGCGGTCTTGTTGAGCGTGAATGACGGAAGGGCGTCGGCGATTGTCAAATCTCCCGTCATGGTGTCGCCGGTCACGTTGACGTAGGCGGCGTCGAGGTCGGTGGAAGCTCCTGCCTGCTGCTTCCACGCAGCCCACACGCCAGCCGTCTTTTGCCGCAGATACTTCAAGCCCGTCGTGACGTCGCGCGCCTCGATGAACATGTTCTGCCCGGCAGGCACCGCAGGCGGCACCACCGCAGGGTCGGAGGTGTAGCACTGCCCGATGAAGGCATTGGCTGTCGGTGCGGACGTGGCACCGGCTGCGGAATAGAACGACCCAGACACGAACGGATAGCTGTCGTAGTTGGTGACCACCTGATAGGCGACATCGCCCTGCAACGACGTCATCGCATCGCGCGCGTTGTTCGCGCCGGTGCCACCGGCCACGATGGGTCGGGGCAAGTTCAGGTCTTGCGTCACGTCGGCGACGAAGCCGTTATACTTCGTGCTTTCGACCGTGTAGTTGGTGATACCGTTGGTGCCCGGCGGCGGGGCGTATTGGGACAGACCATCTCTCGGCATCAGCGTTGCTCCTGTTGCTAATTCATGAAGCCGCGGTTGCGCAGCTGATCCAGCAATTGCAGCGTAATGGCATTGCGGCTGCTCTCGGCGACGTTACCCAGTCCCGGCCCCGCAATCATGGGCGCGTTTGCCGCCGCCTCGCGGTATAGCGGCGAATTTTTGGCAAGCGTAGCGGCAAGATCGGCCGCGCCTTGGCCGGCAACATGCTCGCCGTATTTACGCACGCCGTAGCCGATTGCTGGAATACCCAGCCCGGCAACCAGCGGTTTCCAGTCCCCGGTCATGAATGCTGTCGCAGCACCGCCAGCGCCTATAGTTCCAGAATAGGGTGTGAGCTGTCCACCCAGCATATTGCCCGCACCGCTCAGGATGTTGCCCATCGTGTAGCGGTTGGTGGTCGAGCGGATGGCGTCCTTCTCGTCCGGGGTAAACCACTTGCCCTCGCGGCTCTTGGGATTGAGCAAGCCAACCAGCGCCTTCTGCGGCGTCACGCCCTTGTCCTCGGCGAACTGGTTGATCTCCTCGATGGTCTGCGTGCGCTTCCCGGAGCGGTAGTTGCCGCGCGCCTTGTCAAGACTTTCGATGACAGCCGCGTGGTCAGCTGGCGTTCCCCCGGCCACAGCGTGCGTCGATTTCATGAAATCATCCAGCCACTGCCGCACCGCCGATGCCCCCTTGGCACTGACGCCGGTGAGTTGCTGCCGCGCCGCGTCGATCTCATAAGGCGTCACGACACCGGGCGTGGATCCGGTCTGCTTGCGCGCATAGTCGAGCACGGCCCACACCGGGTTGTCCGGCGTCTTGACGACGCCGCCCGCCGGGCTTTGCAGGTGCGTCTCCAGCGCGTCCAGCCCGCCCTGATACATGCTGCGGTCATACTGCATCGGCGAGGTGTGGGTGTCGGTATAGTTCTGCCGCGCCGCGCCTTTCAGATCCACCGAGCCGGGCACGGCCGCCGCTGATCGCGGCGCCACATTGGCGAAGGCGCCGAACGGCGCGCCGATGAGACCACCAAACGCGCCACCAAGCATCGCGTTCTTGGCGTAGTCGGACGGGTTCTCGGTGTAGGTGTGCCCCGCGGCCTGCGCGCCGCCCAGCAGCGCGCCCTCGGCGCCGTAGCCAGCCGCGCGTGCGGCCAGACCACGCACACCGGCATTGGCGCCGCCTAGCGCCAGCGAGGTGGTGCGGCCGACCACGCCCGCGCCGGGCACGAAGGCTTGCGCCACACCGCCGCCGACGTCACCAGCTATTGATAGATATGGACTGCGCTCGCGCCGCATCTTGGTGTCAGCCACGGCCTGATTGACGCCTTCGGAGTAGCTCGGCGCATCACCGGTGGCGTAGCTCTGCAGGCCGCGAAGCCGGTCGGTACCACCGAACGTGAACATATTGGAAGCCGCGTTGAGCGTGTCCGCGGTATTGCTCATGAACGTCGCCGGATGTGCGTAGTCGAACTCGGACCCGCCCGCCGGAAGGTACGGGTTCGGCCCGGAGACCGGCACCTGCGGCGGCTGGTTCCGCGTCAGCAGCGGTGACTTCTCCAGCTCAGGGTCGTCGAGGTAGGGATTGCGATCGTTCGCCATCTACTGCCCCCCGCTCCGGCGCGCGGCGCGCTTGGCCCGCGCTATCTCCAGATCGGCCGAGCCGGGGCCGTAGGCTTGGTCGAAATAGATCTTGTGCAACGCCGCCTGCCCCGGATCACCCTTCTGGGTGTCGAGGAACATCTTCAGCTTGTCTCCCGGTGCAGTCGGCAGCGGATTGGTGGCGTAGTAGGACGCCTGTGGATGCACCCCGTGCGGCGATCCCTCGCCTAAGAAGTTGTGAACCAGATCCTCGTAGCGGTTTATCCTTGTATTGTTGATCTCGGCGGCGCGATCCATCAGGGTCTTGATGGTTTTCATCTGCAGTTCCGGGTTGGTGCCCTGCAGATCCTGCGAGATGGCCAGATCTCTGTCAGTCACACGTCCTCCGACGCCGTTGATGGTCTCGATCGCCTGCTTCAAACCCGCCTGCAACGAAGCACGCATGATCTCGGTATTGGAGGCATAGTCACCCTGCAGTCCGTTCTTGAGCGCCCAGTCGGCGAATTTAGCGGCCGCCACCTTCATGCTCGAACCGTAGCCGGTAATGACGCCATCACGGATTGCCGCGCGCGCCAATTGTTGCGCGTTCTGGCCCTTGACGATCTGATCGACCGCACTCTTTTCCGTATCGAGGTTGCCCCAGAACACGTCCGGCGTCTTGCCGGTGCGCTTGACTATGTCGGCTCCGGCAGCCGCGACTGCGGCCTTGCTGCCAGCTTCTTCCAACTGTTTCTGCGCCACGCCCTTGCCCTGCTGGGCGCGCTCCTGCTCCAGTATGCGCTGGGTTTCCTGTTGACGATCGAGCCGGTACTTCTCCTGCAAGTCAGCATTCTCTCTGTCTCGCTGCTCCTTGCCCAGCTTCTGCAGCAACTGGCCTTGCGCGATCGCGCGCGGATCGCCGCGCTGGTTGCCCCACTGCTCCAGATCGGCGCCCTTCAGCTCCATCTGGTTGTAGGGCGCGTTTGGCGGCTGTTGCACCGGTCCCGGCTTTGGCGCCGCCACCGGTGGCCACACTTGGTTGATCTCGGGGATGTCAGGCGCGGTGCCCGCGGCTTGCGCCACCTGAACCGGCTTGATGTCAGTCTCGATCGGGCGGTTCGGCTTAAGTGGGGAACCAAGGAGAGACGGGTCCGGGCTTAAATCCGAGGGGGCGGAGGCGGGCTGCTGGCCCGCCAGCATAGGGTTTGGTTGCGGCCCTCCCTGCCGCGCCTGCATGAGCTGGGCGATGCTGGCGCGTACCGCGGCGGGATTAGGCTGGCCGGTGGGCGCGCCCACCGGAGCTGCGTCGCTCATGGTGCCGGTGTCGGCCGAGGCCAGCTGCGGGGCACCGCCTGCATCTGCGACCGGCGGCAGGGCATCCGCGGGCTGGTAGGCATCGTTGTTGGCGGCGGCCTGCAGCAGCGGCGCGGCCGCGGCGGGAACCGGTGAGGCGTCCGCTACCGCCGGTGCGATCGGCGGCATCTGCGGCGACGCCTCGGCGCGCGGTCCGGTCGCCGCGGCCGGTGGATTGGTCTGCTGCATCAGCGAGGACGCGGACGGCGGCGGGTGCTCGATGTTCCACTTGTCATAGGCCGCCTGCTGCGCGTCCAGCTGCGCCAGCTGCGAACGCTCTCCCAGCGCGTCTCCGATCGCGGTCAATCCCTCGCCGACGTTCTTGGGATAGCCTTTGCGATCGCGCCCCAACATCGCGATCGCGATCTTGCGGCGGGTCTCCAGCGCCTGCGGGCTGCCGGGATCACCGGCGGGCGCGCTGCCGCTGAAGGCATAGGTCAGATTGTCAAATAGTCCCATCACCCTGCTCCCAGCTGCTGTTGCAACGCCAACCTGCGCTGCGCTTCTTCTTCCGCGGCCTGCTGCTGTTGCACGGCCTGTTGCTGCTGCGCCTCCGCCTGCGCCTGTTGCTGCTGCGCCATCGCCATTGGATCGACCGGCGGTGGCACGGCGGGACGCTGCTTCTGCGCCATCATCCGCTGCGCCATCACCTGCTGGGCAATGCGCTTACGCAGCTCCAGCTGCTGATAACCGAGTGCTGCGACATCTTTCGGCACGTTGACCATCCTAAGCTGCCCTGATGATGGATCCCATCACCTCGCGGGGTCTGATGTACTTGACGCCCTCGTGTTCCTCGACCGCGCTTGGCTCGATGCGCTCGACATCCTGCGCCATCGGACCGATGTGACGCGTCGACGAAGGATCGTCCTTGTAGCTGTACTGGTAGATCGGCAGCTTCCTGCGCGCGCCGTCGGTATTGGCGGCGAACACGGTGCCGATCCTGTCGATGTCGTCCTTCTCGCGGCGGTCCGATTTCAGCGCGCCAGCGCCGAGGCCGAGCACGCCGCCGATCAGCGCGTTGGATTGCTGCATCTGGGTATTGTACAGCCCCATCTGGTTCTGGAAGCCCTGCTGGGTGATGCCTGCGATGTCGGTGGTTGGAATTTGAGTTGACGGCGCGTTGACGAAGTTGGGCGAGGTAACTTGGCTGCCGCTCATCAGCGCGGAGATCTCGTTGATGGGCTGATTTCTATTTGCGTACTGCTCCTGCAGCCACTGGTTTCTGGCGGCCTCGGCCGCGTTGAAGCCCGACTGCGCCTGACTGGTCTGCTGCGCCAGCCCGGCATTGGCGAACGCCGCCTGCGCCGCGTTCTGCGTGAACAGCTGGTTCGCCGCCTGATTGTAGAAGGTGCCTTGGCCGAGGTTCTGCTCGTAGCCCTGCTGCTGCGCCGCGTTCTGGAACTGGGCGCGCTGCGCCGCCATCGCGTCCATGCGCTGCTGTTCCTGCCCGGCCTGCGAGATCGCGCCAAATCTGGCATCGTTGGCCTGCTGCTGGTAGGTCCGCATCGCGTCGTTGTAGGCTTGGCTGCCGTAGCGGATGCCTTGGTCCGCCAGCTGCTGCTGGACGCGGCTTTCCTCCTGCTGCAGCGACGGGTTCATCCGCGCCATCAGGCTGTCCTCGACGCGCTGGCGATCGGCGGAGTAGTTGTCGGCCGGTCCGTAGTCCTGCGTAATCTGTCCGCCCTGATCGAAGCTGGTCTGCAGCGGGATGCCCGCGTTGAAACTGGTCTGCGCCTTCGGCACGTTGCTGATGGTGGAACTATCGCCCGCGGCCGGTCCTCCGCTCGGATTGAACGGGGTGGACAGCACGTTGCCGACGCGGTTGGTCTGCTGGTTGGCGACGTTGGCGAGCTGCTGCTTGGTGGCGTCCTGCGTGTTCTTCAGCGCAAGACCTGTAGGGGAGAGGCTCTGCGTCGCGGTAAAGGTCGGGATGTTGTAGGTCTGTCCCGTGCTCGGATCGGTGAAGGCGTAGCTGCCGCTCGGATTGTAGCTCAACGAGCCGTCCGGCGTGTTCTGGTTGATGTTGCCCAGATACGCGTTCGCCACTGCCGTCGAAACATTGGTGCCGGTCTGCGCCCGCGCGGTGGCGGCCGGATCTGGAGGGGTAGGTGCGTCAGGCTTCATGGCTCAGTATCCCTGTCCCTGTGGCGGCGGCATTCCACCCGGCTGCGGTGCCGCGCCGGGCATTGGCGCGGCTCCGGGCTGCATCGGCGGCGGCGCGGCTCCGGGTGCACCGGGCTGCCGTGGAATGATCGGCAAGGACGGCGGCGCCATGCCGGGCAGCGGCGTGCCGCCCTGCGGCATGCCCGGCGGCGAATAGGGCGGCGGCATCGGCTGGCCCTGCTGCGGGATCGGCGAGGGGCCTTGCGGGAACTGCGGCGCTACACTGGGCGGAGGACTTGCAATGTTCATCAGCGCGCTCGTGATGCTGTTGCGCTGGTTGTCGACGCCGGGCGGCAGATAGGGAGGCATCAGGCGGCCTGTGCTTTCTTCAGCGGGTGGTGCCGCCGATCGCGCTTGTTGAACTTGTTGTCGACCCAGTCCTCGAACGTCAGCGTACACAATACGCAGTTCCTGTCGTGGCCGAGCAGCCGCGGCACCAAGATGAAGCCGTAGCCGATCGCGGCCAGCACCCGCAGCAGCGAGGTGTTCTTTTCCTCGACCCGCATCAGCACCATCTGGCAGCCGATTTCGAGGAACGGATAGTCATAGATCCGGCGCAGCGTCTCGCTCGTCAGCCAATACTTGCCCGGCAGTGCCGCGCCCGACATCTCGATCACGCCCGCGCCGATGTCGAAATTATGGTAGACGAGGCCCGCGATCAGCTTGCCGTCGTCGACAATTCCAATCGCCTTCGACGCCTTGGAGAAGCCGCGCTCGCGCACAGCCGGGATCAGCGCCGCCACGAACTCGGCGACGAGTTGATCGTGTCCGTAGACGTAGTCGAGCATCAGATCGGACCTCCGCCATAGCCGCCCCAGCCGAGGGCACTGTCGCCACCGCCAAATGCCGCGCCGTTGGCGCCGCCCACAGGACCCAGCGCCTCACCAGTTGTGCCGCCCCAGCCCATCGCGGCACCGGCAAGGCCTCCGCTGCTGGCAATGCCGCCGCCGCCCCAACCGGGGCCAAACCCTACGCTGGAGGGTCCGCTGACGGCGACCCCGTTGACGGCTTGACCATCGAAACCTGTCGCGCCGTAGCCGAAACTGCCGGGACCGTTGACGCCTTGGCCGGGCGTTCCGATGCTCATGCCGACCGGGCCGGTGGCGTTGGGAGCATTGGCGGCCTGATTGGCTTCATTAGAACTTATTCCGTTCGGGCCGACTGCCGTATTGCCCGGACCGAATGGACTGTTGTCGCCGCTGGGCGCGCCGCCGCTGCTCATACCCGCATCGCCACTATTGCCCGGCCCGCCTAGCCGCTCGTTGACCCATTGTATGGCCGCCTGATCGCCCGCCATCCGCTTAAACGTCTCCCAGTCGCTCTTACCCAACATAGACATTCCGACATCATTCACGGCGCCGATGCCTTGGCGCGACCAGTAGTCCGGGTTGGCGCGGGCCATCGAGCCGCCGCCGATCCACGGTGAGCCGCCGGGGGGCGGCGTTCCGGGCTGGCCGCCCTCGGTGACACCGCCCTGCCACGGCATCAGGGCGTTCATCCAGCCAACATCGGTAGGGCTGCCGCTGGGCGCGCTCTGCGGCTGGAAATACTGCGCATAGTCACCGTAGGGACTGGCCTGCGACTGCTGCGCCTGCTGCGCCATGACCGCCTGCGCGATCGCGTTGCGCGTCGCGTCCTGTTGCTGTTGCAGGGCTGCGTAATAACCGGACATATCCGGCGCCGCGCCTCCACCGCCGCCGCCACCAGACTGCGGATCAGGAACTTCGATGCCGCCGCCGCCCTCGTCGCCTGACGATGCGTAGATCTTCATGAGCTGGCTCCCGGAACTTGAGGCACCCACTGCTGCGGACCCTGCGGCACCACGTTGGAGCCGCCGCCGCCCGGGAAGCGGGTGTCGAAGTTTTCAGACGGCCCGGTCAGGCTGGGATCTGGAGCGCCTTGGAACCGCTGCTGGAACGGCGTCTGCTGTGGTTGCTGTGGCGTGCCACCGCCGAAGAAATCGCTACCGCCGTAGCCACCACTGGCCAAGCCGCCACCGCCGATATTGGTCGGCGGCAGTCCGGCGCCGCTGAAGGCGTTGTAGCCGCTCGGGATCTGCGGCTGGCTCATCGCGCCGCCGCCGTAAGGCCCGGCAACGCCGGTCGGGATCTGCTGTCCCGCCATCACCCGTTTGTAGAGCATGATGTCGGTCGGCGACATGCCCATCTGCATGTACTCGGCATCCGACTTCAGCGGCTGCGACGACGGCGCGCCCGGCGCGCTGTACTGCACGGTGCCGCCGCTCAATGCCTGCTGCGGCATCATCGCATTGGCGATGTTGTCGCGCTGGTAGTTGGCCTGCAGCTGCGCGGCCTCGGCCGGGTGGAGGCTCGAATAGGTCGGCCACCATCCTTCGCGTGTCGGATCGCCTGCCATTATGACCTGCCTTCCATGACTTGGGGCCTTAGCTGATTGGGGTTCAGGGCTCCGCCCGGATTGTCGGGTCCGAACTGGCTCTCGAAGCCCGGCGGCAGGTTCGGCTGGAACGTCTGGCCCTGCACGTTGGTGTAGGGCGAGGCGGTGTACTGAGAAGGCGTACCCTGCTGGAAGCCGGGAAGGGCGCTGAACCGGCTGGCGAACGGATTGGGGTCGAACTGCTGCGCCGCCGGATTGTAGCCCAATAGCGCCTGCGGGTTCGGGTTTGACGGCGGCGACATTGCCCCGCCGCGCATCCAGCTATCGTCGTAGCCCGGAGTTTTTGGCGTGAGGCCCTGTTGTTGCTGAGGCGCGGTAAGCTCGGTGAAGTATTTGCCCCAGTCCTGCGTGACCGGCTGCTGCGGCGGAGGCGGTACGGCCGACGTGGGCGGATACTGGCCGCGCGTGTTGTCCCAGCGGTCCTCAAAATTCTCTGGCTGCTGCGGCGGCGTGGTTTGCTGTGCCCACGGCTGCGACTGCGCCGCCGATGCGCCGCCATACAGCCAGCTATCGTCGTAGCCTGCGGTCTTGGGGGTATAGCCGCCCTGCTGCGCCATCGGCGTCGGCGACAACAAACCGCCTCCGCCCTGCCGCGGAACGGGGAGCTGGCCGTAGGCGGACTGGTCAAACACCGACCCCATGCCACTCGGCTCACCAACGCCGCGGCCGTAGGCGGCGCCGAGGCCGGAGTAGTAATCGGTCTGCTGGCCGAAATTGCCGAAGATATTGTTGAGCTGCGCCTGTCCTCCCGCGCCCACGCCGCCGGGGCCGAACCCCATCGAGGCGTTGATCTGGTCGGCGCTCATCCCACCAAAGTCAGCCATTACGATACCCCCAGCATGACTTGCGGCGGCGTCAGCCCGGCCGCGACCGGGCCGCCGCCCGAATACGGACCGCCGGAAATGTTGGCGGGCAGCATTTGCGCGGTGGGCTGCGTCGCGGCGGCTTGCACCACTGGCGGCGGGGGGACGTAAGGCGGGATCACCGGATTGGTGACCGGAATGAAGCCCTGATTGAACACGCTGCCCATCGAGGAATTGGGGTCGTAGGCCGCCACACCGGGATCGTAGGCTGCTTGCGGCTGCGCGCGGTTGGTCGCGGCGCCTGCGGGGCCGACGTCCGGGATGGACTGATAGGCATATTGCGCCGGATCGTCGGTGGCAGTGTCCGGGTATTGCGGAGAGCTATAGCCGGGCAGATACGGCGCAAGGTGAAACGACGGCCCGCCTTGCCCTACGTCCGGGATGGACTGGTAGGCATATGTTTTCTTTCTTGGCGCCGTCATCCATGCCTCACACGTTGACGCCTGCACCGTCGTAGGTCGCCGCGATCGAGATCAATTCGACGATCGGCAATGCCTGTTGCGCGATCGTCACCTGACAGATCGGCGCGTGCGAAAAGCCCGTATATCCAATGGACACCCACATCGTGTTCTGCACCGTCGCCGTCGAAGGAGCGGGCTGGTCCCACTGCGCGTATTGCGCGATCTCTGGTGCGGTCGGCGCGTGCGGGCCGGGTGGCGTCGGCCCGGCATCCGGCCCCCATAGGCCCTGATCCCAGACATCGAGCGGGCCGGGATCCGGCGCCGCCGACGGCGGTGGCGGCACCACGATCACATAATCGGTGGTGGCACTAAGCTGCGGCTGGAACGGCTCGCCCGCTCTCGCCCGGAACGAAGCCCGCGCCTGCCGCCACACGATCGTCGCCGACTGCGAGGAAAACATCTCCCAGCCGCCGACCATTGTTGCGGTGTAGGGCGTGCCGTCGTCGGTGCCGGTGCGCTCGAACTGGATGATCTTGCCGCCTTGGGTGCCAAAGAAGGCATCGGCGCGCAGCTTGCCGAAGCACATTACGTCGAGGCCAGTGTACCGCGTCCATGCGCCGGTGGCGATGTTGGCCGCGCCCATCGTGTAGCTGCCCGGAATGCCGCCGGGCCACGTCACGAACAGCCCGCCGAACTCGTCCCATTTGAGCATCGTCCACGGCAGCGCGCGTTTGGCGTTGACCTCGTCGCGCCACATCGACTTGATCGGCAGCGTGATCGCGGCGAGTTCGAGCTGCGAGCTGTCCTTGGTGATGGACGCCGAGATCGGAATGATACCGTCCACGGTGGCAATCAGCACATCGCCACCGATCGGCTGCCAGCAGTTCATGCCGAGCGGGAAGCTGGTGGCGTATCTTCCCTCCTGCCGCCAGTTCGCGACCGTGGAGGGATCGCTGCCGGTGAAGATCAGCAGCTCGCCCTGATCGGTCATGAAAACGCATTTGTCGTCGATGCCGTCGCCCGCGTCGATGCTCCATGTGAAGCCGCACAGCAGCTTGCCGCCCTTCGTTGCAGCTCCGGCCAGCGGGATCTGCAGGATGCGGCCTTGAAAAGCATTTGTGGGCAGGTACCACGCGTTCATGGTGCCGCCTTCAACGAAGAAATATCGCCCTCGATACTTCCACACATACGTCAAATTGTGGCCCGCGACACAGGACGGTGGCGGCGTGATGGCGGGGTCCGCGTTGATCTGGCTGGCGTTCAGCGTCGTCCACGTCGTGCCGTCGAAGTGCAGCAGGAAGTCACCAGCGTCGTTGGCGACCAGCATGTGGTCGCCAGCTTGGTTCGCCAGCTGGCTTGCCACGTAGTTGCCAGACAGTTGACCTGTCTTGATCGACACCGGCGTCGAGGCGGTGACGTCGTACAGCTTGGTGGCGTTGCCCGCGTACATACGCTGCTGGTTGCCGCTGATGAAGTTGAACATCGAGATGACAGGCGTCGTCTCCGGCAGTTGCGCCCATGTCTTGGTGCCGCCGCGCAGCTTGATGCTCTTTGTCGTCGGCAGCCAGTTGTCGAGCACCAGCGCGCCGCCGGGCTGCATGAAACTCTCGTTCTCATTCAGAATGAGACCTCGCGTCGGCGCGGGCAGCGTCACGGTCTGCAGCTGCTGCGCGACCTGTGCCGGAACGGCCTGACGGCGGAAGCCTTGGTAGGCGGCGACGTTCATGTCGGCACCGGGAACGGATAAGCGGTGCGAACACCACCACCCATCGGGCGTCGACCGATAATGATCGGTGCCGGGCTGTCATGCCCCATCGCGATCGACAGTGCATCCGAGTAGGTACCCATGTCCTCGGCGTAGCTGGTGCCCTTGTTCTGCTTCCACTGCCAGATCATGCCGAGCTTCAGGAGCCTCTCGTCGAGCCGGAAGCTGTCGGTGTCGGCCATGAAGCTGTCACCGTTGCCACCGCTGGTGAGGCTGACGCAGTTCTGTTCGAGGTAGGGAAAGTAGACGGTGGTGCCGAGCGCAAGCACCGGCGCGATCAGCATCTGGCCTCCCATGATGGTCCACTCTCCGGCCGCGTCGTAGTAATTTCGCGCGCGGCGGTTCAGCCACTCATCGGTATCAGGCACGAACAGCATCGGATACAGCGTTTGCGTCGATCGCCACACGCTCGACGTCAGCAGCATGCGCTGGTAGTCGGCCGGAAGATTGAACGAAGTCTTTACACCGTCGCCGGTGAAGGTGTTCACCTTGCGAAACAGCGTCCAGTCGCGGGTATCGTAGGCGATGCGCTGCGCCATCTCGTTGGCCAGCGCCAGCATCTCCTGCATGGTGCGGTTGGCGACGATGTTGGTGGTGACGGACGACGGCGCCTGTACGCCAACCACGGCGCAGACATCCTTCACCACCGACAGCAGCGTCATGTCATGCGACCTTGTCCGGCCGTGAGTTCTTGGCCATGCGCCGGAGCGCGTTGCGGTTCAGCGCGCCGAGCGGTGCCTGACCTGTTTGTTCAGTGATATACGCGCGCAACTCGATCAGCGACATCTCGTCGAACTCATCGTCGGAAGAAGCTGTTTCAGCTTCCTGCCGCGCCTTCTTGATCTTCATATCCTCCTCAAGAACCGCGTTGCGCGCTTTCAGCGCCGCCAGCTCCTCGACCATCTGCCTGTTCGGCGCGGACGCACGGCCCTCCTCGATGAAGGCCTCGGCGGCGTTCTTCATCTCCCTGCCACCGGGTCCGAGGTTCTTCAGCTCGGCGCCTTCTACGGCAGCCAGCTGCTCGATGGTGTAGATGTTCTGCGCCTTCAGCTCGGAGCGGCGGCCTTCGGACAGGAACAGCGCGAAGTCGAGCGGCGTGCCGGTCTTGGTCTGCGAGGCCTTGGCCTTGAACTGGCGATATTGATGCGAGAAGCGTTCGGCGTAGCTCTGCTTGGTCTGCTCGCCGGTCATGGGATCGTCGATCCAGCGCGCGAAGGCGTTGGCCGGAAACACTTTTACGTCTTTTGATCCGGGCGCGCGGATCTCGCAGATCTCCTGATCGTCGAAGATCGGCCGACCTTCGGCCAGCGACTTCGGCTTGTTCTCGGTGGCGAGATGCTTGAACAGCACGACGAGCAGATCATCAGGGTCTTGAACGGGCATGGGTAGTCCTTCCTTGTTGAAACGGTCCGGGCCGCCTTCGCGGAAGGAAGGCAGAATGACCTACACGTCAGCGGCCCGGTGTACTCGGTTCGCCTGTCAGCTGTTCGGCTTGCTCAGGCGGCCGGGTTGCTGTCATACATCCGCCAGTTGAACAGCGGATTGGTCATCGTGAGTTCGCCCATCCAGCCAATAAATTGCGCGATGGCGTCCTTGTCGATGGGCATTTGTCCATCGCCGTCGAACAGCTTGTCGAAGTTTCTGGCGCTGTTGTAGCGAAGCCGCAGCGTGTCGGTATTGATGCCGAACGTGGTATTGGCAGGCATGTTGCTGCCGATGCCACCGTCGAGAACGATCTCGGCTCGCTTTCCGCCGCCGATGTATTCGAGCGCGCTGAAGCCGAGTTTGCCGAGCGAGGTCTCGTTCTGTTGACGCTGGATGGCAACCGTGGCGGCATCATAGGCCGCGTAGTGCTCCGGCGACATAAGGAGAAGATCCGCGTAGTCGCGGCCGCGGCTGCGCTGCGTCATGACGTAATTCAGCATCGGGCGGATCGTTGTCGAGGACACCTGCGTGCTTCCAGATAGGAAGCTGTTGGCGTCGAAGGTCGCGGTGCGCCAGATCAGCGCGCTGCCGCGGTCGATGCCGCCATAGACACCGGTGGTGTTTGCGATCGGGATGGCGGTGGCGAGGCCAGTGATCTGTTTGTTGCCGTTGGCGGTGCCGTCCGAGTAGATGCCCTGATCCATCGCATCTTCCAGCGCCTTTTCCGCCGCCGAGATGTAGCTCTCGTAGACATCCATCAGCTGGTTGTCGCCTTGGTTGTTGAGGATCTCCTGATAGCTCAGGATGATCGGGATCACGACCATCTTCGGGTCGAAGAACGCATCATTGAATAAGTCTATGGCAGGATTGAGCAATTGGTCGTAGCCGGAATACCATTGCGCGGATTGTTTTCCTATCTGCAGGGTCTGGCGGATCTTGGGACCGGAGTAGGTCTGCCAAAGTCCCTTCCTTCTCATGACCGCGAGCAGCGCGTTGTTGTTGCTCACGAGATCTTCGTAGCCGGACGATCGATCCTCGATCGCCATCGACAGGATCTGTTGATAGGCGGCATTACTGGTGACGTTGGGCATGGTTGCCTCTCCAAAGGGTTCAGATCTGGCCGTTCAAACGCGCGATCGCGTTCGCAACAGCTGCGCGAGGGGTTGGACTGGCCGTCCGCGGTCGCCTCGAAGTCCCGTTGGCCGGGCCTATCTCGTGGGTGCCGTGGATCGAACGATCCGGTTCTCGGGTCTGAGCCGATTGGGTGCGGGTCTGAGCCGCGTGGGTGGCCGGGTAGAGACGCTCCGCCCGCCGGTAGGCCGTCTCGAGATCGAAACCGAGCTTCAGTTCCTGCTCGATCGCAGTCCCGAGTTCGTCAAAGCGCGGATGGCTGTCGGCGAAAACATCGATGGCGGACCGGGTTTGGACGAACTGCTGCTGAGTATGCATCTGTTGCACGGTCTGCTGCAAGTGCTGGATATGCTGGTGCAGGGCACCGATCTGCTGGCTGGCCGCGCTCTGCTGGTTGCCCATCTGCAGCTGCTTCAGCTGGTCCGGCGATTGTGACAGCACGTGGTAGGCGATGTCGCGCAGGCCGATCTTCTGCCCGTCCGGCGTGCGCAGGTTCAGATTGTTGACGATGACGTCCAACCCCGCGACCGGGTCCGCCCGCAGCTTCTGTTCCATGCCGACATAATTGGTCAGCGCCTGATGCAGCGTGGTGCCTTGGTCCGACGCCATCTTGTGGAAGTGGCGGATCTTCGACATCTCGTCGAAATCACCCTTATAGGCGCGGTAGGCGTCGCCGAACTCCTTGTGCATCCGGCCAACCTCGCCGCGCACGCTCTCTGGAGTAGCGTGCCAGTCCGCCTTGGCGTGCTCGCCCATCCGCTGCGGCGGCTGCGCGTAGGGCGCATCGGCGGGCAATTGCCGGACCGGCTGTCCCGGTTGCGCGCCTTGCGCAACATTTTGCGCACCTTGCGTTGCGGCTGGCGCCGTGCGCGGCGCGAACCGGCCGCGATCGCGCGGCTGGGCGGCGGACGGCACCGCGGCTTCCGCCTGCGGCCGCTTGCGGAGATTGAGGGCTTCCGGCTTGGTCTCCTCCGGCGGCTGATTGTGGCCAGCCTTGGCCTCGGCGGCCGGGGCGGTGCGCTGGGCTGGCCGCTCGCCCTTCGGCGGCGGGGTATTGGCGCGGTCGAAGGCGCGCTGGATGGCCGCCCTGCGGCCCTCCGCCGCGTCCGGCGGGGTTTGCGGGGTCTGCGGGCCAACCGGGTTCGGCGAGTTGACCGGGTTCTGGTTGATCGGCACTTCGGTACGAGCCGGGGGGTTAGGCTGCGTCTGTGCTGGTAAGGGTGCCGCAGGCGTAACTGTCGTGTCAGACATGGTTTTTTCCTTCTGTTACGGCCTGTTGGGCCGTTTCATTTATTTCATTTAACCCGCACGGACGCGCTCGATCGCCTTCTTAAGTGAAACGCGGCGCGCCTCCTTGGCCTCGCGGGTCTGTGACGGCCTTGTGGTCCGCGGCTTCGGCTTCTCGTTGCCGACCTCGATCAATCCGTGGGCCTTGCCGACCGCGCGGAACTCGCGCTTGGAGGTGTAGAACCGCCCATCAACCTGCTCGACCGGGTCCATGATGTCGCTGATGACGTAAGGCAGCGGCAAATTGGAACGGGCAATCTTTTGTGACACCTTTTTAACGCGCCACCGCCCCGGTCCGATTTCCTCCAGCTCGACCGTCATTTCGGATGCAGGCTCCCGTCCGTCTTTACGACCAAGAAAGTCACGGCGAGGCCGCCCAGCGGAGCGACCACCTTGGTGACCGCCATGCCCTTGCCGTTGAGGGCCTCGGTCACCGCCATGCCCAGCTTAGGGTTGGTGGCGGTAACGTCGACCACGGGCCGACCGCCCGTGGCCACGGTAATGACGCTGACGGCCATGTCACTTCTTCCTTGCCGACGAGCGCGCGATCGGCAGGAACTCGAACTCGACCGGATCGGAGATCTCCGGCCCGTTCCTGATCTGGACCTGCACCGTTGCCGGTTCCGTCCACAGGCTTGGCTTCACTCCTGTGGACAGCGTCTTGGCCTCGGCGTCGAACGTGGTTGGCTCGTCGTGTCCGGCGAAGTGGATCACGCTGTCGTTGAAGAAGTTCTCGCCGGTGACCACCAGCTGGAAGTCCGGGTCGCCGATCATGCAGTCATAGGGGTCGTAGCCGGTAATGACCGGCTTCGGCACCGTCACGCCTTCGGGTAGGGGCAAACTAACGGTTTGCGGCTCGTTGATCGAGGCCGAGAACGGAAACGCCGCTGGCGGCGCCTCAGTCTTGGGCGCGGCCTTGGCCTCGGACTTGGCTTTGCCCTTCGCCTCGTGCTCGTGCTCGTGCTCGTCGTGCTCGTCGTCGTGCTTTTTCGTGGTCATGTGATTGTCCAAGTTTGAGGGGCCGTGGTCACCACGCCGCCGGTGACGACTGTCACCGCCGGAGTACCGGCCGCCGCGGGCGGGGTGGCCAGACAGGTCAGCGACGTCGCGGAAACGAAAGTGGTCGCCTGCGGCACGCCAGCGATCACAATTCTGGACTGGCGGGTAAATCCAGTTCCCGTCGCCGTCATGGTGATGGCGGCAGTGCCATGAACGCTCGTCGTTGGTGCAATGGTGGTCAGCGTCGGATTGGTCGCCGGGCTGAGACTGGAGGCGTGGTTGGTGTTCGGCGAGACCGGCGCACCGGCGTCGGTGGTGGCTTTCACCAGTGCCGGACCGGCGCCAACCGTCACCAGCGGGATCGGGGCATAGATCGCGCTCGAGTAGCTCGCGGTCGCTACCGTCTCGGTGCCGAGGCCCTCGGCGGTGGCACTGGCGGCGGCCGGGACGAGGCCGGAGGCGACGCCGGGATAGCTGCCCAGAACACTGTTGAAGCCGTCGCCACCAGCGCCTGCGGCGTTGGTGCCGGGTGTCGTTCCCGTATTGTTGTCGGCGGCGGAGGTGCCACCCGCCAGCGCGGCGGCGGAGGCCGCAAACGCCGTCGCGGTCAGTGCCGCGCCGTCGTCATAGTAAGGCGGCGGGCTCTGGTTGACGCCAACGCCGGGGATTGTCTGCACCGGTCGACCGCCGGAACCATCGGCCGCCACTGCCGACATGTTGGCCATGTTGGCATAGTTTCCCCGCGTGAAGTTCGGCGGGTTCGGTCCGGTGGCGCCGGTGGTGGCGAAGTTGGTCGGCGGTGTCGGGTTGGGCGGGGTAACAGTCAGAGCTGATTGCGCCATTACATTTTCTCCTCGGGTTGATAGTCGCCTGTTGCTGCCAGTGCTCCGAGCGGCGCAGCGCCTGCCGCCATCCAGCCGCTCGGGTGGCGGCGAAACCACTCATAGTAATTGTCGACCACTTCCTGCGTGACAGGTTGGACCTGCGGAATGTCTTTCGGCAGCCCGCGCATCACCTGAATGGCTGGCGTGGTGGCGGCCGAGACACCTTGGTTGACCTTCGGCACCAGCCCGCGGTGCATGTCCGGCGACAGCAGCGAGAACGGCAGGCTGCCCGGCGCGCGGTAGGCTTCGCCCTTCTGGCCCATCCATGTGATTGGGTAATTAGAGTGCAGCGGATGCTCGGTGACGCCGACATCGGGTCGCATCCGGCCGACCAGCAGCCCGGCACTGCCGCTCGGCGTATGGTACAGCTCCGGCATGGTGTTAGCCAGCCGCGCCTGTCCTACATCGACGCCGGTGGCTTTCAGGATCTCCTTGGTGTCGATGCCCTTGGTGAAGGCGGTGCGCGCGGGCAAGCCGCTGTCGAGCCATTGCTGGAACGCCTCGCGATTGGCAAAGTCCGGCGCGTTGCCGCCCTTCGCCGCGATCGACGCGTTGATCTTGGCGATGGCGTCCGCGTTCGGCTCGGCCTGCCGCACCAGCTGATGCACGGTATTGGCCATCTGCTTGGCGCTGTCGCCCGCGCCGTGCGTCATCGCGACAGGCACATAATAAGGCACACCGCCGCGGTTCAGGATGTCGGTCGCCCGCTCCTGCGGCACTTTCGCGGCCGTTCTGGTTGTCGCCGCATAGAGCGGATCGACATCGGCAGGCATGCCGGGTATGGCGGCGCCAGCGTTCTTCGGCGTGAAATTGTAGCCGCCTTCCTGCGCCACCGGCGTGGCCAGCTGCTGGCCGCCGACATGCGTCACCTCGCCGCCGCCGCGCAGGCGATCGGTCGGGCCGAACACCAGCTCGGCCTTCTCCTTCTGCAGCTTGGCGATGTCGAGCGGCGGCAGCGTGTAGCCGGGATCGTTGGCGACCGTGAACGTCATATCCGCGGGCTTGGCGCCGGTTTTCAGCGTCGAGAAGGCGTGGCCGGTGTCGCCGGACTTGTTGACGAAGGCGGGCGCTCCGGTGTTCGGGTCGTAGCGCAGCAGCCAGTTCTTGAAGGTGCCCTGCGGCGTCGAGCCGAAACCCATCTCAGGAGCCGCTGGAACGTCCTTGCTCAGTTGCGGCTGTTCAACGATGTCGGAGCGCGGGTACCGGATGAACTGCTTGTTGTAGGGAACGTCCTGCGACGTCTCCGACCACGGCGGCACGTTCTTCAGGCGGCCCGGCGTCCAGTCCGCGCGGGTCTGCACGTTGCGCGCCTCAACCTCGCCAGCGAGCCGCTTGTAGCCTTCCTGCACCGCGTAATCCTGCGCGGAACGATCTAGCATCCGCATGCGCTCCGGGTCGCGCATGATCTTCTGGTGCTCTTTCAGATAGTCTGCGTAGCTATACTCAGGACCGAACACGCCGCTTTCCGTCAGGTACTTCTCGGTCGCAGGCGTCTGGATCGCCTTGAGCCGCTCTTGATAGAGACCCCAGCCCGGCGACTTGGTGGTCAGGCCAAACGTGTTTCCGCCGGTGGCAAAGCCTTCGATGTCCTGAATACCGTGCTGCATTTCGTGCAGCAGTGTCGAGCGCATGCCAGCCGGATCTCGCGCGCCTACTGTCAACGTAGGCGGGCTGCCTTCGCCGCCTGCCTGATAGCTGCCCTTCATGCCGCCTGTGCCGTGGCTGATGTTGAGGTCCGCCTCGGCGAGCTGCGGATAGGCCGCGTATAGCTCGGGATGCTCGAATACGTCGCCGAGCGCGGCGGTGCCATAGTGCGAACGTGTGCCTGCAGGCGATACGTTGGTGAACTGATCCGGCGTATCGCGCCATTTGCTCGCGGTGTCTGGTATTTCAAAACGCCACTGGGCGTCCGGTCCCTGAAACCAGCCGGTGGCCTGCCGTATCTTGTACTGGGACGCGTTGCGCCCGGCCATGTCCTCGGCCAGTTTAAGTGCGCCCAGATCGGCCGTCTTGGCCAGCTTACCGCCAAACGTCAGCCCACCTCCCGAGAACGCCAGTGCCGTGCTTGTCGCCTTGTCAACATCCTGCGGCGTGATCATGCCGCCTGCGGTCTGGTAGCCCCACAGATCGGTGCCGCGCGCATCGGTCGGCTGGTAGGCGCGCTGTTGCGCAATCGCACCCATCGCAAAAGGTTGCAGATCGGCCTGCCCGTAGTCGGTGACTTTGGGCGGCGCGACTTGCGGCGCGCCGATCGGCGCGCCCGTCATCGGGTCGAAGCCATACTCGTCGTCGCGCGCGAGATCGCCCAGTGGCATCAGATCGCTCCCGGTGGCCGCTGCGTCATCTGCCGCATCCGCATCGCCTCCTGCCGCTCGCCCTGCCGTGCCGCCATGTCCTGCTGCTTCATGGCGTGCTGGCTCTGCATCAGCGCCGCCTTCTGCTGCGCGGTCTGCATGTCGAGCTGCGCCTTCTGCAGCGTCATCTGGTGCGCCTCGCGGCTCTCCTGCATCTTCTGGCCCTGCACCGCCATGTCGACCTGTTGCTCCTGACCTTCGCCCTGCACTTTCATCTGCGCGATCTGGCGTTGCGTAGCTAACTCCCACTGCTTGTGGCGATCAGCCAGATCCAGCTTGGCCTGCTCGATCTGCCTTTCCATCTCGTTCTTTTCTCGCGCGGTCTGCTGCTTCATCTGCTCGATCTGCAGCGCGGTCTGCGCCTGTTGCGTCGCCGGATCGGTGGCCTGCGGCTGGTTCGCCTTGTCCTTCATCTGCTCGACCAGATCGTCGATCGCGCCATCCAAGCTGCGACCGGCGCGGAACGGCGCGGTGGCGAATTTTAACACTTCACCACAAAATTGCGCGGTCTTGGGGTCGGCTTGGATCATTTGCGCGAGTTGCGGCAGCAGCCCGCCGAGCACCTGCGTGAACTCCGTACGCCGCTGCTTTTCGGCGTCCTCATCCGCCATGATGGTGCTGTCGGTCTCGATGTCGAGCGTGAACGACTTCGCACGCGTGTCCTTCAGGAAATACAGCACCTGCTCGATCGTGACCTCGTTCTGCAGCTGCTGGAGCTGCGTCATGCCCTGCTGCATCGCGGCTTGCGCCTGCTGGATAATCTGCTGCGCCGGATCACTTGGAGGCTGACCCGGCGCAGCACCGGAAGCACCGGGGACAGCAGACGGCGGTGCGCCCGAACCGTTTTGCGGTGGCGGCAGTTGCTGTTGCGGCTGCTGCTTGGCCTCTCGGATCTGCTGCATCGCTTGGCTCTGGATCTGCTGCAGCTGCTGCGTGACCTGTTCGACGTCCTTCTCGACCATCGACTGTGTACGTAGTTGCGTCTGCGACATCTCGACGATCGTCACATCATCGAACTTCTCGGTGATGATCTCGGATGCGATCTCGACCAGATCGCGCGCGACGCGGACCAGCTCGCTTTGTTTGTCTCTTATCCGCGTGGTGCCGTACTGGTTCTTGAGCTGCTGCGCGCCCAATGTCTCGTTCGGATCGGTGTCGCCGCGCATGATGTCGGCCATGCCGGTGATCTGGTAGATGTCCTCGATGATCTGTTTTCGCAGCATCACCAGCGCGGTGATGGTCGATGCGATCATGTCGATCGGGATCCAGACGATGATCTCCTTGGTGCCACCGAACGCCGCCCAGTTCGAGATCGGCACCAGCATGCGGCCGGACGTGTGCGTCGTTACCGCGGCCTGCACCGCCTCGGCCAACTCCGCTCCTCCAGCTGGGTAGAAGCCCTTGGCCTCCAGCGCGTCGCTCAAGGCGTGGATGCGGCCGGTCAGAAGGTTTATTTCATCGAGCTGGTCCTTGTACTGCATCACGTCGGGCACGGGCACGAGGCTGCCACGCTGCAGCGTGCCATACGCAGGCCGTGGACACGGGAAATAGTTCTGCAGCTCCAGATGCGGGTCGGCCTCGTCGAGGATGTCCTCGCAGCCGTGCGCGACCCAGATGACTTTCTTGTCACCCTTGCTCCAGATCTCCCAGAATTTTGCGCGCTCGCGGTTGTCGCCGCCGCCGATTTCCTTTGCTTCCTTGTCAACCTTGTACTCGGCCTGTTGATAGGTGTCGCCTGAGTGCTTGCGAAACCGCTTGCGCGCCTCGCTGCGCGTCAGGTAGGAGGCGGCCGCGACCCACGTGACTTCCCTCCAGTTGGCAGAGAGGGAATGCAGAAAGTCGCGGCGTCCCTTGAAATCGATGCAGACGCGCTCGGAGGCGTAGTGGCCCTCGCCCTTGCTCTCGTATCTGCACCACGGCACGCCGCGGCCGATCAGAGCCAAGTCATCGCGCACCAGCTTCATCAGGTCGTCGATGCGGATCAGGTCGAAGGCGACCACGCAGCAACGCTCCATCACTTCGCTGGCGGCCTGATACACCGGTCTCCTGTCCTTAAATTTCGGCGTCACCACCGGCACCGGCGCGCTGGCGTAGATCGTCGGCTTGATCACTTCGCAGTTGGCCCAGAACATCGCGAACTCGCGATCTCTGATCGCGCGTCCGCTTGTGGCGTTGGTGGCGAGGCGCTCAAGGCTCGCATAGACCTTGTCAATGTTGTCGCAGTGATCGTGCCAACGCTCGAACGCGTCCTCGCTCTCCTCCAGACGATTGAGCCACGCCTTGCTTTTCTTGGCGGGCTGGACATCCGGGTCGAACTCCAGATCGTCGTGCCGGACGTCATCGCTGTCGGTGTCAGCCATCGGTCGGCTCCTTCTTCGGCGTCAACGCCTCGGCTTCCTCCAGCATCTTCGCCAGCAACGACGCCGCGTTGCGCATGCAGGCGGCCATCCGCGCGTTGCCGTACTGGTCCGACGCCTTGGCGTAGATCGACAGCTCGGAGACCAGCTTGAAGGCCATGTCACACTGCGCCTCGGTCATTTCGCCACCTTCCGCAGATATTTCGACTTGCGCCGGAACGGCACGATCTTGCGATCGGCCTTGTTCGTCAGCGCAAACCAGTCGTTAAGGTCGCGGACAATGGCGTGGTAGACGATCTCGGCGGTGGCGAGCGCGTCGTCACTGGCCCCGCCCTCGCGCCAGATCGCCTCGGTCAGCGCGCCGGTCAGCACGACAACGGCGTTGCCGCGCGCCTGCGCGTTGACGATCCTGCGCGACGCCTTGCGCAGGCGCACCGCGGCGCGTTTCTTGAAATACATCACAGCAACAGCCCTCCGCGGCGGCTTTCGTTTGGCGGCGGAATGCGCCAGCCACTCTGTATCGGCTGCCTGACGATCTTGAGCGGCGCCGGGCGCCAGCTCTGGCTCAAATATCGAAAAGCGTCAGCTGGGTTGGATGACCAGTCGTGCAGTGGTTTTGGGGTGAAGCACTTTTTATCGTCGTCCCATTCCCTTCGATACTGTTCGAGCGCGCTGATGCCACCATCCTCAGTGCGCGGGTGAAACACACATAGAGGGAGCGTTCGTCGTACGGCGTTAATACCGTCATCGATGGTTGCGAGAGGAACGAGGACAGGTTTAAGGCCAAGTGCTGACATGGTTTCAACGCGCGTCCTCCCTGATCCCCATTCCTTCACCTTGGCGTCGTGCGGCACGTAGGCGCTGCCGCGCTTCCAGCCATATAGCTTCTCGCGCTTCTCGATCTGTTCGAGGTAGTGTTCGAGGCCGTGGCCCGATGCGGCGTAGTGATCGAGCAGCACCAGCTGCGCGCCTTGGCTCTGAAACCACCAGATCGACGTGTCGTCACCGACGCCGAGATCCCAGCAGGTCTGCACCGGCCTGTCCTCGATCGCCTCGACGTCGAGGATGCGGCCCTCGCTGCGCACGTCGTGCATCTCTCTGCCGTAAAACGTGCCCAGCAAGGCTGCATTAAATGAACACATCATTTCCTGCTCGAACATCGCCGTGCCCGCGTCCTCGCCGTAGAGCGATTGATACTCGCTCAGGGCTTCGGCAACAGCTTGGTGTGAGAGAGCAGACGTATCGTCGACGGTGAGGATCTCGGAGAACCAGCCTCTTGTCCGGGTGGCGTGCTGGTAGAGCTGAAGTAGATGATTGCGTCCTCGGGGAGTAGAGATCCAGCACGCCCAGCCCTTGTTTTCCTCCA